CCCCATGCGCCTGATTCATCCCGCTCAAAGGCATGTCGCGTCATGACTGCCTAAGCGCTGTCTCTATGTGTTGTAGCGCGGAAGATGCGCCGCGCAATCTGGCAGGGAACCTGGCTTGTGTCAACGACCACGCGACCCGCAAGCGGGACCCCGCGTGGCTTATGACACTGCTCCAGAACCCCAGCCTGATGCTGCTCTGCTCATCCGAGCAACAACTACAAAGAGAAAGCAGGCAATCATGTCACAACATGACATTTCCTTCGACCGTGCTGAATTGGCACACGTTGAGACTCGCACCGCCAAGAGCGGGAATACCTACGCAAGTGGTATCTTAATCCTACGCGATGAGAACGGCAAGTTCGAAGCATCGCTAAAGTTCCGTTCATTCAACGCGGTTGATGCGTTGCGAGCACTCGAACTACAGTACTTTGCCAAGGACGCTGCGCAGCCTGATAATTCAGGCGGCGACCTGCACTTCGTTGAGCGCGAAGCAGAGAGCACAGAAACCCGCGACCGCACAGTTGCTAAAGCAACTGCACGTCCACAGGTTGATGTGTCTGGCTGGTTCAGAACCACTAAGAGCAGCAATGGCACATGGGATACAGCCTTCATGGTAGAGTCTGTATCTATCTAAACAGTAGAAAAACCCTATCCGAAAGGATAGGGTTTTTTTATGCCCGCTGTCTAATATGGACAGTGGCGGTAAGATGGTAAGGATTGGTATTATATCACCGATAATTACTAGTAAGTTCAACCTGCTGAGCAGAGTGCCAGCAGGTTTCACGAAAAGGAGAGTAAGACAGATGTACGACTATACACAAGACAATCTAACAATCAGTAATAGTTGCTATTCTTGCATGCTCATGGATGCTGTATGCCAAGAGTGTGAGGATAGTAAGGATGCTAAGTTGACTGACCGTGCTTGGGAACTAGTAGATGAGGGCAACCTTCAATACAAATTGACCTTATCTTATAATCAAGAACAACCTAGTGGTCACGACTGGATAAGTTCAACCACTGCCTTAGTTAAGCCAGCACTTATGCCAGATGGTACTGTAAAGTATGAGCGTGAAGAATATATACCACCAATTGTAAACCTAATGGATGGTGGTGTGCTTGATAATTTATGGGAGTTGGATGATGAACGCCAACGTTCAAGAGAAGTTGAGTGTAGATGGTGCCATATCTTGACACCAAAAGTATTCAATGACTGTCAGTCATGTGATGGTGCATTGGAACACAACGTACGTTAAGTATGTTGTGGCTGTTCAGCCCGCTACGCCTTGCGCTAGCGGGTCTGAACAGATTCGTTAACAACTAATCAATCAAAGAGAGAAGAAAAAACAAATGGAAAATACAGTTAAACTAACAGGTAAGTTGAAGAACATCAAGACATACAATGGTTCAAAAGGAACTATGGTAACGGCTTGGTTTGACCAGCGTGAAGTAAGCACCTTTAGTAATGGTGGTGCTGACCGACAGGTATATGTTGTTGGTATTAATGTTGTTGCACTAGATGACTCAACAGTAGGAGAAATCCTTGGCTTGAGCCGTGCAGGTACAGAACAGACAGACTTGGTTACTCTATCAGGTCGTTTAGTTACACGCTTTGACCGTCGTCAGGATATTGCTGAGAGTCAGCGTCGTGCACCAATGGTGCAGTTCGAAGTACATGCAGTAGAAGTTAACTAATATACAAACAGGTGGCTAGACTACTATGCTAGCCACCTGTTTTTTTATATGTTCAATTAGAAACATGACCGATAATTACTAGAATCAAGGAGATTGTATTATGTCAACATTCGAAATGCTTATTGTTATATTTTCATCTACACTTATGCTTAGTACCATTGGTATCTTGTTGTTTGCTAATCATGTATTGATTAAGCAGGAACGCCAAGTTAGACTACGCTTCAAAGAGTACAGAGAGAACTGTATGTATAGCCACACTGAGGTTCCTTTCTAATGAGTGAGCCACGTGAAGAAGATGACATTGCACTAGACAAAGATGGCGAGTGCGAAGACTGCGGCAACTTTATCTTTGAGTGTGTATGCAGTGAGCCAGATGAACCATTCGATGTAATCTATGCTGATTAAGGAGTAACATGAACGGTGCAATAAAAAGATACCAAGTAATTATAAGTGCAAGTTTGCTTGCATTTAGTAGCATGATTGGTATTCCAGTTAAGTCTTATATTAAGCATGTTAAAGATGATGTTAAAGAGTTAGGTAATAACGAGGCAACCTGCCCTAATTACTGGAACCCTTACATGTCCAAGACATATGCACGTGGGTTCATTGCAATTGAATACCCACGTTGGGGACGTGCCGAATGGCGTGCACTGCTTAAGTTATGGGGTAAGGAATCAGCATGGAATCATACTGCCGATAACCCTGAGTCAACTGCTTATGGTGTAGCGCAAGTACTAAACACAAAGCCTGGAACCCCAGCCCCTCTTCAGATTGAGAAGGGGCTGGAGTATATCGCTCACAGATACGAGAGACCATCAGTTGCATGGTCCCATTGGAGAAAGCATGGTTGGTACTAATGAACTACATAGTACAAGTAGAAATCTCAGTTGAAGCAGACGATGATGATGCTGCTTTGTTCTGGGTGAAAGATGCAGTACAAATGTATGGCGCAACAATGTCTATTCATCGGTGGATAGATACACGACTAGAAAGAGAGAGCAACAATGGAACAAACACTAACAATCAATGACCAACTCGTAGAGTTAGGTACGCTAGTAGACAATCAAGAGACAGCAGTCCAGCGTGTAGGCGCACGTATGGTTGAGCATCTCTTTGATTCATTCAATGAACAATGGCTGCCAGATGCAGAAACGACAGCCAACATCTTGTATTATCTAACAGACATTCAAGTGCGTGACTATGCTCTTGGTCTGATAAATAAAGATAAGTCAGAGCGTATTCTGCCTGCACTTACCCACCTATTAGATGCAGCGCCGACAGATACTATTTACATCAACGCGCCTGCTTCGTTGCTATCACTCATGTACTTTGAGATGCGTAACCCATCAGATTCAATGATAGCCCTAAGCAATGCAAGTGAGGACTACTCATTGGCTCAGTTGTTATACCGTGTATATACATCAGGTTGGGACCCAAGTTCATTCGCTCGTATGCGTGAGGAATTACATCCTAAAGTAACAGCAGGTATCTTCGGAGAGGATGCATAGTCATGGGTCTTGACATGTATTTATATCAAAAAGATACACATGAAGTAGCCTATTGGCGTAAGGCTAATGCTATTCATGGTTGGATTATCGGAACTACTAAGTCAGTAGATGACTGCACACCTATTCATCTTACCAAGATGGACATTGTTCAGTTGCGAGACGACTGCCAGAAGGTACTAGATGAAGGCACACAAGACATGGCATGGGAACTACTACCTCCAACAAGTGGCTTCTTCTTTGGCAGTACAGAGATTGACGAGTGGTATTGGGATGATATAAAATCCACACTTGAAAAACTAAATACAATTATAAATGAAACAGACGACGATGCTCGGTTTGAGTATCAGGCATCATGGTAAAGGGAGAGCAATGATAGAAGTTAGCGAGTCATATAACAATAAAGCAATTGCTAAACTAAACAAGCAGGCTTGGGTAAAAGCAGGCACTGCTGTTAACGCTGGCTCTGCATCAGAAGCAGCACGACAGGCTGGTCTTGACTGGAATGTAATGCTTGCAGATATGCAGGCATATGTTTCCAATAAGGTCAATGACTTTGAGTCAGTGACAGATTACTACCCTGTACCTAAGAAGCAGGCAGTAATTAAACTTGGCAAGGATAATACCAATGAAGTCATTGGTGTAGTCGGTGACAAGTATAAGGTAGTACAAAACATGGAAGTATTTAGTGCGCTAGATACACTAGTAGATTCAGGTGATGCACGCTATACAGCAGCAGGTGAGTATAACAATGGTGCTAACATCTGGATGGTTATGGAACTACCTCTTGGTGTAAACGTAGCCAATGACCCACATGCTGCGTTCTTACTAGTTCAATCATCACATGATGGTTCATGCGCAGTACGTATCCGTCCTATCATTGAGCGCTTGTTTTGTGCCAATCAAATTAATACATTAGTTAAAGGCAAGAAAACAAATGACTTTACTTATGTCATGAAGCATACAACTAACTCAGAGTTATCTGTAAATGATATTCGTAACATCACACAACTTACATATCAAGCCATTGATGAGTACGAGCAGACAGCAAGTGGTCTACTACAACGTGAAGTATCATCAGCACAAGTGCGTGATTACTTCAAGCGTGTATGGGCATTGCCTTCTACAGTAGAGGACAAGCCATACCACATGCTCACACAAGGTGAGCGTAGACAACAGACTCTTGCTATTACTGCACGTGATAAAGCATGGCAAGTATACAATGAATCAGAAACACAAGCCAACATTCGAGGCACAGCGTTTGGTGCATGGCAAGCAGTAGTAGAATATGCTGACCATCATGCATCGGGTGGCTCCGAACGGCTCGCCGTTGCCACCCTCAGTGGACGCAGCGACAAAATCAAAAGCAAAGCACTAAGCCTAGTGCTTGCATAGTATTGGTGCCAACCACCAGGGGTGGTAGGAAGTACACACCAATTGGCTCGCAATGATACCCGAGTAAGAGTACTGTAGTCAGTACCGCCATTGGCATAGTGAACCAGCGTAAGGTCCCGCGTGAAGACCGAGATGCAGGTAGTTTATGCCTCACCTGAGCATGTGATTAAACTGCTCATCCAAACAACGAGAGGGAAACATGAACACAATCACAATCAATACAGAAACAGATGGTCAAGTAAACACAGTTACATATACCGAAGCAGAAGTAATTCATTTCAAGAAGAGAGCACAGGAAGTAGATGCAATCCAACAAGTCAACGACCAACAGCGCAAAGACATCCGTGACCTACGTAATAACGTACGTGACTTCTTCAGTGAAGGTGAATGGTCAGACGGTGAGCAGACAGTCAACAAGCCTGAGGTCAATGACCTACTCGAACGTATCGGCAGCAACAAACTCACCACAACATATCGTGGAACCTTCACTATTACAGGAACATTTAATATCGAAGTAGAAGATGAAGATGAAGTTGAAGATGTAATTGTAAACAATACTGAAATCTCCAACTGGTCTGCTGATATGGATGTAGATAACATTGAAGTCCATGATGTAGAAGAAGATAACTAATGTCATCAGCATACGTACCATACAACGGTACTGCTGGTTGGTCAGGTACAGATACATCTAGACAGAGAGCGCTAGATAATATTCACTCTGGTCGGGAATTAAACAACCAGCAGTTAGCGTTAAGCATATTAAAAAACAGAGGCACTGAAGGTGCTACATGGAAAGAGATAGCAACTGAAACAGGTTGGCATCATGGTACATGTAGTGGTATTCTTTCAGTACTGCACCAATCAGGTGCAGTAGTACGTACATATACAACACGTAACAGATGCAAAGTATATGTGCATCAAAACTTCAGAGATGAAGTTAAAGTAGAACCATACAAAAAGAAAGAAAAGTTTTGTCCGCATTGCGGCAATGACATCAATGCATAGCCGTTCACTATGCTAAGATGGGGCAACTAGTGGGCGGTAGGTTTTTGGCTCTCTCCTTGTCCTACCCCCGCTAGTTCTTAATCAAAGGAGACGTATGGCAGAAGTAGAAATACCAAGAGATAGATACGGTAGACCAATGGTTGTTCCGCCTAAAGGCGGTAAGCCAGTTCCGTATACACGTACTACTACAGTTGCAGGTTCATTAGATGATGGCACTGCACTAGTAGCATGGAAGTTACGTATGGCTGCAGCAGGTTTAACATTACGACCTGACCTATTGCTTGCTGCATCAGCACAACGTGACAACAAGTTGGAGATGGACAAGTTGGTTGAAGATGCAATGGAAGCAGCAGGTGCTACCAAGCAGGCAACAATTGGAACAGCCATCCATACACTGACAGAGAAGTACGATAGAGGTCAGGACTTAGGCGTAATACCAGAGGATTATGTTGCAGATATACAAGCATATGCTGACGCAACTAAAGACTTTGAGAATGTAAACATCGAACAGTTTTGTGTACTAGACAAGTTCAAGATAGCAGGAACACCAGACCGCATAGTTAGATACAAAGGTGAACTGTTTATCTCTGACCTTAAAACTGGTAGCATCTCTTATCCAAACAAGATAGCGATGCAACTAGCAGTCTATGCACACGGCTTGCCGTATGACCCTGCTACGGCAACCCGTGGCAGTTGGGGCGACGTTAACCAAGACAAGGGAATCATCGTCCATCTTCCAGCAGGTTCAGGTAAATGCGAATTACATTTCGTAGATATTAAAGAAGGTTGGAAGGGTATACAATTAGCGATGAAGGTGAGAGCCTTCAGAGACACAAAGAAAAATCTCGTCACATCAATCAAGGAGTAATATGTCATCAACAGAAGCACCTATCAGCATCACTGCTAAGACAGCAGCAGGTACATTGGTTACACTGCGTGCAGAAACAGCAGAAGATTTAGGCAACCTAGTAGCACAAGGTATCTTTGCAATTGCAGATGCAGTCAAAGAGATTGAAACTAATGTACGTGGAGCAGGCAATGCAGCAGTACCACCATCACCAGCAGTTGCATATGCAGCCAACGCACTAGGCGGTGTTGTCGTATCTGAACAGAGTATTGGAGCACCAGCAGGTAACGGTGGCGGACAGCGCATGTGTCCTCACGGAACAATGACACGTATTCATGGACTAACAGGTAAGTTCGGTCCATACAAGGGTCACTTCTGTCCAGCACAGCAAGGCGACCCAACTAAGTGCACAACCCAGTATGTTAAGCAGAACCAGCCTGAGTGGAATACATTCCAGCCAGATAACACAAAGGGATAAATGAAAACATTACGCCGTAGTATCGGCAAGCCAGAGGTGGGGGGAGAACCATTACCCCCACCTTTTCAGGCTTTCCAGCGAGAAGGAATCATTCTGCGTCGAGCAGAAGTCACCGTCATAGCAGGTACTCCAGGCTCAGGTAAGGCGTCTATTGCGTTGCATATCTCAGTAAGACTAAAACAACCGACATTATATTTTTCTGCTGATACCAATGCACATACAATGGCAATGCGTTTGCTTGCTATGAAGGCTAAGATTACTCAGGCTCATGCTGAGTACATGCTCAAGACAGACCCAGTTAAAGCAGAAGGACTCCTTCGAGAGTTTAGTAATCTTTACTGGTCCTTTGAGCCTAGCCCTACCCTTAAGGATTTAGATGAAGAAGTATCTGCATTTGAAACCATGTGGGGTAGAAGCCCAACACTTATAGTTGTAGATAACCTTATGGATATTGCAATTGATGGGCATGAAGAGTTTGCTGGTATGCGTCAAGTTATGAAAGAGTTAAAATATCTTGCACGTGATACCAATGCAGCAGTCCTTGTCTTGCACCATACACAGGAAGGCGCACAAGGTTTCCCTTGTCAGCCACGTTCTGCGTTGCAAGGTAAGGTTGCACAAATTCCAGCAATGGTTCTAACCGTAGGTCAGATGATGCAGGGGCAAGATGCATACTTGTGTGTAGCCGCTGTCAAGAATCGCTATGGTAAAGCAGACCATACTGGTGCTACATATCTTTCATTATCATTTGAGCCTGGCTCTATGTATCTTGAAGATGTAGTCCGTGACTATAGACAGGTAGAGATGACAGTATGAGTAGTGCAGCCAAGGCTAAAGGCAGTGGAGCAGAGAGAGATGTAGTTGCATACCTCAAAGAGAATGGCTTCAAGTATGCTGATAGACGATTGGCTGGTGCTACCTTAGATAAAGGTGACATCTCAGGTATACCTGGAGTTACAATCGAAATCAAGAATCATGCCAAGATGAACTTGGCTGGTTGGCTAGAAGAATTGCTCGTTGAAATGAGCAATGACGGGGCATGGACAGGCGTGGTGTGGCACAAACGTAAAGGGAAGCGGAGCCCAAGCGAGTGGTACTGCACCATGCCTGGACATGTGTGGTTAGACTTATTGAAAAGAGCCATAGGTGAAACCAAGCATTGAAGAATATCTTCATTACATAGGCGCAACCGTGCCCGCTATGGGCAGCGGTTGGCGCAAGATGAAGTGTCCGTTCCATATAGATACACATGCAAGTGCAGCAGTAAACTTTGATAAGAACGCCTTTGTATGCCACGGCTGTGGTGTCAAGGGCGATACCTTTTCTCTAATTATGTATAAGGAAGGTGGCGATTACCGTGAGGCTGTCAAGTTCGCAACGTCAGTTCTTGCTTCAGGCAACACAGAGATACGGGGGAACGATAGAACTAGCAACAGAGTATCTGTCAAGCCGTCATCTCTTGGTAGAAGAGGCAAACATATTTCATCTGGGAGTGGTCGAAGACCCTCTTCCAGGTCATGAACCATATAAAGGTAGACTAGCAATCCCATACATAACACCATCAGGTGTAGTTGATATACGATTCCGTGCAATGAATGGTGAAGACCCTAAGTACATGGGATTAGTTGGTGCTAAAACTACAATGTTTAATACTAAGGCTTGCTTTGTTGCAGATAAATATATCTGCGTTACCGAAGGTGAGTTCGACTGTATTATGATGAGCGTTAAGACGCAGCATCCAACCATTGGTATTCCAGGTGCAAACAATTGGAAGCCACACTATGCAAAGATACTAGATGACTTCGAGATAGTTATTGTGCTAGCAGATGGAGATGCAGCAGGGTTAGAGTTCGGCAAGAAAATAAGTAGAGAACTAGGTAATGTCAATATCATCAGCATGCCTGAAGGCGAAGACGTTAACAGCATGATGGTCAAGAGAGGGAGCGAGTGGGTAGATGAGCGAATCAACGAGTGCATTTCCGCTGGATGAAAGTATTTGGGACCACATTAATCATATGCAATACACAGTTGGGATACCCGTGTCAGAGACACCCGTACTCAATATCTTAGGTGCATTGCAAGACATTTATAATACTCTTGAGGACAAACCACAAGGTGGCAAAGAGTTACTTATAGGAATGGCTGCAATTCTGACAGCAGTTAAAGACGACAAGGCAGACCTAGTCTTTGAAGAGTTTATGGTGAAGGACACCATGC